GATAGACCCATTTGGTGGAACGGTACTGTGTGGAAAAAAGCTGACGGAACCACTGTTTAAATGATAAACTTGACACCAAATAACCCCAAGGTACGCTTATGAGCTTACACAACCTAGCACAGCACGTTCAACGTAAAGGGCGCGGTCAGGACAAGATGCTTGTCCATATGACCCCCGAGGAAGTGCACGGACTTCAACGCCTAGCTATGGCTCATGGTGGTAGTTTAACAATTAACCCAGAAACAGGTCTGCCAGAAGCTGGCTTCCTGATGAAAATTCTTCCTATCGTAGCTGCTGCGGCTGCTACGTACTTTACTGCTGGTGCCGCCGCTCCCGCCCTTGAAGCTGCTTTAGCTGGTACTGCTGGTGCCGGTATGGGTGGTGCTTTGGCTGGTGCTGGAGCAGGCGCCCTTGTTGGTGGTACTAGCGCTGCTCTTCAAGGCCAAGATGTAGGTAAAGCTGCATTATTTGGTGGTTTAGGCGGTGCTATATCCGGCGGTATGGGCGCTTACGATTCTGTTTACAGCGGTGTAAATGCTGGTGCTCAGTTGCCCGGAGCTGCTGTAACTCCTAATGGTATGCCTGTTCCAGTTGATTCGGGCGCTGGTGCTGGTGTTTCTGGCTACGGTGAGGCTAATGCTGTTCCTAATTCCATTCCTTCTCCCACCGCTTCTGGCGCTCCAGCGCCTTCTGGTGCTCCCGGAGCCCCCGGTGCTCCCGGCGGTCCTCCTACTAAAGAATTCCTTGAGTCATACAGACCGGGTGTACCAACGCCTCCTACTAACGATAAAGCAAAACTAGATGCTGCAAAAGCTGCCGCAGATTTTGCTAAAAAAGGCATGTTTGAAAAGGGGCTTATTTATAGCGCTCCCGGTATTGGCGCTGCACTTGGCGATAAACCTAACACACTTCCCGGTGCCGCTCCTTATACAAGTTCTATGAATTTGTCGCCTGATTTCAAAGGTTACACTCCAGAAACCCCTGATCCGTACTACAAACCGCAATACACACGTTATGCAGCAGATGGCGGTTTGATGGCTCTTGCTGAAGGTGGAGACCCTAGAAAGAAAAAACAGCGCGCTAACTTAACTGCTGACAGAACTATGGCTGCTATGGGTGCGGATCAAGCTGGGTTGGCTATGCTTAATAACGCTCGTTATGGCGCTAATATGACTGGTGCTTCTCCATTACAAGCAGGCGTAACGTCTCTTGGTGATTTGCCTAATGCTGTAGGTGCGGCTGGTGGTGGCTTAGCTGATTTAGGTGGCTACTCAGATGGTGGGCGTTTATTGAAAGGTCCGGGCGATGGTATGTCGGATAATATCCCTGCTCAAATTGGTCGTAAGCAACCGGCTCGTTTGGCTGATGGTGAGTTTGTTGTGCCTGCCGATGTTGTATCACATCTTGGTAATGGCTCTACTGACGCAGGTGCAAAGCGTTTATATTCTATGATGGATAAAGTTCGTCAAGCTCGTACGGGTAAAAGAAAACAAGCGCCAGCAGTTAATACACAACGTATGATGCCAGCATGAATTTAGAGATAAGTCTTGTACCTATTGGAAATATCTCGTCAGTTGTACCGGGGTTACTGCCACACCTTGCAAAATCTGAGTTATGGGCTAGAGGACGTTGCAAAGTTGATGACCTATTACGCTTCATTCTTAATGGACAAATGCAGCTTTGGGTGATATTTTCCCCTGAAGAACAAGCAGTATATGGGCATGTAATTACGGAAGTTAAGTCGTACCCTAGTTGCAAAATGTTAGTTGTTCAGTATTGCGCAGGCGAAGATAACCACATGCAGTTTGTAGAAGATAAGATGTACGACTTGTTAGATAAGTTTGCTAAAGAAACAGGTTGTGCAGGTATTGAGTTAATTGGGCGTCCCGGTTGGGGCAAACACGTTAAGAAACGTGGCTTTGAAGTGCAAAGCGTAATGTACCAAAAGTTTTTTAAGGAATAGATTATGTTTCATTGGAAAAGAAAACTGTTTGCTGACGGCGGCGTCCTTAGAGACTCTGGCGGGGGTGGTGGCGGTGGTAATCAACCAAGTACCACTAATACAAACACGTCTAACATTCCAGAATACGCTAAGCCGTATGTGGAAAACATGTTGGAAGCCACACAGAAACAAATTTACAATGACGATAAAACAGGTTTTCGCCCATACAAACCATATAGTACAAACCCTAGCGACTATGTAGCTGGCTTTAGCCCTATTCAAGAACAAGCGCAACGCACTGTAGCTGGGTTACAAACTCCGGGACAATACGGGCAAGCCACCAATATAGCTGGCATGTCAGGTTTAGGTTCTTTAGGTGTTGCAGGGCAAGCTGCTGGTGCAGGTCAACAATACAATCAGATGGCGCAAGACCCGTATGCTATGCAGGGTTTTATGTCTCCGTACATGCAAAACGTTGTTGACTATCAAAAGTCTCAGGCTGTTCGTGATTATGGTATTGGTCAACAAGGTTTAAGAGCGCAAGCCGCAAGGTCTGGTGCTTTTGGTGGTAGCCGTCAAGCTATTCAAGAATCAGAAGCTCAGCGTAATTTAGGTAGCCAGTTGCAAGGTATTACAGCGCAAGGTTCACAGCAGGCGTTCCAAAACGCACAACAAGCTCAACAGTTTGGCGCTAATCTTGGTTTACAGGGTCAGCAAACCGCTCTTCAAGGTTTGGGTCAAGCTAATCAAGCGGCTGGTACTTTAGGTCAGTTAGGTACTCAACAGCTAGGCGCTCAAACAAACATAGCTCAGTTGCAAAGCCAAGTAGGTGCGCAGCAACAAGCCCAAGAACAGCAGAAGATTAATCAGTCCATTCAAGATTACGCTACGCAGCAACAATATCCGTACATGCAACTGGGCATTATGAACGCTATGCTTAGGGGTTTACCACTACAGTCGACTACAACACAAACGTATCAAGCTCAACCAAGCACAGGTCAGCAGCTATTAGGCTATGGTCTTGGCGCTTTGGGCGCATACAAAGCATTTAGTTAAGGATTAGATATGACACCATCTATGGGTATGGCAGCTCCAAAAGGTATGGCAGCCGCTCCTCAAGCAGGACTTGCCGCTATTGCTCAACCAGCACAGGCACCAAAAGGTATGTCGTCTGGCAATATGGCGCAAGTTATGGCGTTGGCTCGCAAGATGAGCGATGCCCAGTTGGCTGAAGTGCTTCAAGGAAAAAGTCTTGACGTACCGCAATACGTTGCTATGACTGAAGCTATGGGTCGTAAGAGTTTACGCACTGCTATGCAAGGTCAACAAGCTATGGCGCAGGCTCAACAGCCTAGCGTTAAACAAAAGCTATTGATGGGCGATCAGCCACAGATGCAAGGTATTCAACAAGGTATGCCACAGATGCCCCAACAGCCTGTAATGGCTGCAGAAGGTGGGTTGATGTACGCTGATGGCGGTCCTATTGATATGAACATGTCAGCTAATGCTGGCGGTGGTATTGCTGAATTACCTGCTCCAAATATGGATGCTATGACTATGGCGGGTGGTGGCATTGTTGCGTTTGCTGATACCAAACCCGGCACGGAAACTGAGATGCCGATTCGTGAAGACTTAACTGATGAAGAGAAAAAACAGTTAGCTGAAAATCCATATATGCAACGTGTACAGGGTGTTAGAAATTTAGGTAATGCGTTTGTTACCCCAAGAAACTATGACCCTATTGCTAAGGGTTCTGATATTCTTTCGTCCATTCAAAACTGGGGCAAAGATACTGCTGGCGCTAATGCTGCTTGGGACAAAGGATCTAAAGCTAAAAGCGGTGAAATTAAAACCTTTACTAATGAACAAACACCTAAAGGTAAACTTGTTGAAGCAGGTTTAGTAGAGCGTAGTACTCCAATTAATGATGTAACAAAAGTAGCTCTAGCTAATGAACAAAAGAAAACTGCACTTACTGCAGCAGATGCGGAAGACGCTAGAACTGGCGCTGGTATGACGGCTTTATTAAACGCTCAAAAAGCTAAAACTGCTGCCGCTCCTGTTGATACAGACAAAAGAAGTAGTGACCGTAGAGCTGATTTAGCCGGTAATGCAGGCGTTGGTATTGACCCTACTAAACGAGCTAACCCGTTTGAAGGACTAAAAGCAGAGTTACCAGACTACGTTAAAGTTAAAAATCAAGGTTTAGGCGAAGGATTAATGGCTCTTTCTGGCGCTATGTTTGGTACCCCTAATTTAAGCCAAGCATTTGCTAAAGGTCTTCCTGCATTGGCTCAAGTTTCTGGCGCAACTCGTAAAGAAGTTGCTGACCTTAAGAAAGAATACAACGCTCAACAGCTTAGTTTGGGTAAAGCTAACGAACTGTTTGAATCTGGTCAAGAAGATTTGGCTCTTAAAAAACTTACGCAAAGTCAAAATCATGCTTACCATATGCAGTCTGCTATGGCTGCAATGCTTCAAGCCGGCAAACCAAGTGATACAGTTCAAACGCTACAAGCTATTCGTAAACCCGGCGAATCAATGAGCGATGCTTATGGGCGTTTGTATGACATGCGAAATAACCCTAAAGAAGATCAAGCACTTAAACTTAAATTTGCCGATTATCAAAAAAGCGCAATGGGCATGGTCAAACCTTTAACATATGATCAATGGTTATCTTCAAATGGTTTAGGTGGTGCTACAATGGCAAACAACACAGGCAATTTTAGTAGAGGCGTGTTCGATACAAACAATCGCCAGATTCAATAAAAGTTAAGGAAATTCTATGACGTACGGTATACGTTTACCTGATGGGTCCACTGTAGGGTTCACTGATGACGTACCGATGGAACAAGCGCAGTTACTTGTTCGTAAGAATTTTCCAGAGGCATTTGAAAAGAAATCTGGCGTAGGCGCTGAGTTTAAAGAAGGCTTAGCCAGTTTAATTGGCGGCACCAAAACCGCTTTAACCGCTCCGTTTGACCCCAAAGAAGCCGCTAAAAGAGGGTTACTTGAAGAACAGGCTCGTGGTGCTGAGTTTGAAAGCAGCGTTGGTTTAGACAAACTTAAAAAAGCATACGCTGATTACGGCTTGCTTGGTGGTGCTAGTGAAGTAATGCGTCAAGCCCCTGCAGTAGTTGCTGGTATGGCGCCACAAACTCTTGCTACATTAGGAGCTACTGCTACCGGTGCTCGTCTTGGTGCTGTGGCTGGTTTACCCGGGATTATTGGTGGTGGTATTGCTGGTTTTGGTTCATCTTTCTTACCACAAGCCGGTTCAAACATTACACGCCAAGCTGAAGAACAACAGCGTGCAGGACAAGAAATTAATCCAAATCTTACTGCTGCATATGGCGCTGCTGCAGGGCAGGCTGCTCTTGAAACCGCCTCTCTTGGTTTTGGTTTAGGTAAGCGGCTTGTTAGCAAAGTACTTGGTGAGTCAGAAGAACAGATTGCTAAAGGTCTTGCTAAAAATGCAACTAAATATGAAGCTGACCTTGTTAAGGCTGCTGAAGCTAAGTTGTTGCCTACTGTTGCTAAAGGTGCTGCTCGTGGTTTAGTTGAGATCCCTACTGAAGTTGCACAACAGATTTTGGAACGTGCGCAAGCAGGGTTGCCTTTACTCACTGATGACGCTATTAAAGAGTATGGCGAGTCTGCGTATCAAGCGGGTATAGGCGGTTCGTTCTTAGGTGGTGCTGCTGGTCCGCTTAGCCGTTCTAGCGCTAGGGGTGAACTAGATACTATGCGTGCTGGTCAACGCGCCGCACAACGCAAGGAAGAGCTAGCCAAAGAAGCGGAATACAAAGCCTCTCCAGAATACATTACAGAGTTAACTACACGTCGAGACGAAATTCAAGAAGAGCTTGGCGTTCTTAAGAGCATTCTCAAAACTAAACCTACTGACGAAGAAGACAAGTTTGCAAGAAGCGAACTTAAAGCCCGTAAGCGTGATTTAGATTTAGAAATGCAAGGTATTGTTTCTAGTCTTCGTGAAGCAAAACCAGAAGATAAGGGTTTACCCTTAACTAGCCAACAGCTTGTCGATAGAGAAAGAAACCGTATTGACGAGGCGGCAACGCTTAAACAGCTAAGAGCAACTGATTCCAGAGCAGCGGACGACTACGCTAAATACATTAAAGCGGAAGACACGTATCAAGCATTACGAGATAAAGAAGCGCAACGCCAGTTAAACGTACAAGAAAAAGCCCGTCAAAAAGAAGCTAAAGCCATTATTGATGCGCACAATGAAAGCGTTAAAGGCATAGGAAAAACAGCTGGTGCTGTTACAGACGAGTTTGGAAACATTGTTCCGGGTCTTACAAAGAAAGGTGCCTTGGCTGGTAGAGAGTTGTCTGTAGATCAACGCATTAAGCTAGAAGAATATGACAACGCTGTAAAAGCACTTAACGACAAGATAGCGGCTAGCGGTGGTATAAAACGTCAAAACTTGTACGATAAAGCGTACGTTAGCGATAACGCAAACCTTGAGGAAATTGACCAGCTCAAGCAAGACATCAGAGATAAGTACGAAGGCATTAAAGATTTTGCTGGCGAAAGAAAGTCACCGCCTCCACCTGAGTCTACTGTTGATAAAATTATTGCGCAAATTTCTAAACCAGAACCAGAGCCTGCAGAACTTACGCCTGAGCAAAAAGAAGCTCAGACTAAACGTATTGCAGATTTACAAAAATACAAGCAGAACTTTAACGACGCTGTTGCTTACTATCAAAAGCTATTAGATGAGGCAGAAGAAACCGCACAACAACCTCGTGCTAAAGGCAAACGTGGGCAAGAGTTGTTTGCTGAAACTAAAAAAGGACGTTCGCTTGAGGTATTAAAGAAAGGCGAAGAGCTGCAAGCTGCGTTAGATGCGCAAAACAAAGCTAAAGGCGAGTTAATTGAGTTTTTAGAATATCCAGATGTTGAGTTAGCTCAGCAAGAAATTAAACAGTTTGAAGCTAAACTTAAAAAAGCAAAGACACCCGAAGAAGTCGAATCTCTTCAAAACACTATTGCAAAGCTACAAGCTAAATTACCCGCGCTAACTAAAAAAGCAGCAGAGTTTAAAGGCACAGTAGTAACTCCACTAGAAGCATCTGACGCACTTAAAGATGTTGCGCTCTTAGATCTTACCGACACTATTGATAGTATGCGTAAGGGCGAGTTTTTTGGTGGGCCAAACCCAGCTATGGCTACTGGTTCAGCAGCAACCAAGGCAATTAAAGCCCGTAAAGAATTAGACCGCTATATCAAGATTGTTATTAACTCTATTAACGCAGAGCGTGAAGCTAAAAATTTAGGCAAGCTATCTGAAAAGTCTGTTAACGAAATTCAAGATAAATTCTTAGAGTTGTTTGGCGGCAAGATTGCTCGTGCTACCGGTAAAAAAGCTAGAGTACTAAAAGCAGCTGGAGAAAAAGCGCCAGAAGATACAACGCTGCGTCGTGCATTTGAAGCTGCTGGGTTTAAATTTAAAGAGCTACCTAAAGGCGAAGGCGAAATTAAAACCGGCTTTAGTCGTGCAGAATTTGCAGACGTAAAAGACTTTACGCAAGACATAGTTGACCAGTACACAAATAAAGAACGTACGTTTGGTAAATTAACTCGTGAAACTACAAACGATTTATTTACTGAAGGTCGTAATCAATACACAGGTAATTTACTTACTAAAGAGCGTAAAGAAGATACTAGTAGACCCCGTAAGACAGAAGGTACGGCTACCGATATTGAGCAAACAGCGCGTTTACTTGATAAGGTTCTTGACGCAGACTTAACTGGCGCACAGCGTAGCGTATTTGAACGGGCTGAAACTCTACTTGCTGAAGGTAAGCGTACTAAAGACACCGAGTCAACAACAGCATCAGGTACTAAAAACGTAATACCCGGACTGGTTGACGCTGTAAATGAGCAAGGTAATCGTGTATTAAATGGACTTGAACCTGACCTCAGAGACATCAGAGAAGCAATTAAACGTGTTGAAGAAACATTTGCTACGCCAGTACAAACACAACCATCCGGTAAACCAGCTACACAGCTTGAGTTTTTTCCGGGCGAAACAGCTACTATTCGTGCTAGCCAACAAAACTTTACCAATTTGTTGTCTGTTCAAAGACGCAAAGGTTCAGCTGTAATCAACGCTGCTCGTAAATATTTAGCTCGTTTAAAAGGCGATAAGCCGTCTGCTGCAGAATTTGCTAAGTTGTTTGACAACCGGAACATTTGGGAGTTATTAAAAGAAGCAAACAAGCTAGATGCTGAGGGTGCTAAGTTTGTACGTGAAAGCAAAAGCAAAAAGTTTGATCCGGCAGAAAAAGCTGAAAGAGCAAGTAAAGCAGAACAAGCCTTTCAAATGGCTGACGAGTTTAGAAAAGAAGCGTATGACGTTTATGCTGCGGCTGAAAAAGATATTCTTAAAAAGATTGAAAAGCTAGACAAACCGGCAGAAATGCTGGTGCAGTTTGAAACGCAAAAGAAAAAGATTGAAAAAGAAATTAAAGAAACGCTTGCTAAACAAGCAAAAGAGCAAGTTGAAAGAAACATGCCGGAGTACCCTGAGCGCATTAAGATGTTGCGCTTACAGAATAAAACAATTTCTACGGCTATTAAGAGTACTAAAGAACGTGTTGCCAAAGAGCAAGCAGAAGCGTCACGTAAAATAGGTCTTGGTTTACCCGGTACAAGATCTACTATACCGGTGCAGGCAAAAATAACAGCACAACTTCCACATAGATATGATGCGGTGCAAGTGCCGTTTAACTTTGCTCGTACGTATTTTAAAGAAATGATGGAACGCCGTAGCGTTACCATGAACAAAAAGCAAGTAGAGGCGTACCAACAAGCGTCTGCTAAATACAAAGAGTCTCGCACCAAATTAAACAAAGCTCTTAAAGAAAACAACGTAGACAAACGCATTGCCGCAATCATGAACAGCATGGTTGAAATGGATGATGGCACGCGTGAATACCGTAAATTAGAAAACAATATTCTTGGTCTTGAAGAAGTATTAGAACAAAAGGTTCTTGGTACACAGGCTAAGAATGTAATTACGCCTATTGAAATAACACCTAAACGTGATGTGTCTACTGACAAGGCATTAGGATTTAAAGTTCCTGAGCTGGTTAAAGACGAAGATTTTGTTGGTCGTATATCTGAAAAAGATCTTGCTGCAATGCGCAAGAAACAAAACGACGAATTTGAAGCTGCAAAAAAACGTTTGTATGGTTTAAGTTTGCAAGGCGAAAGCAAACGAGCTGATACAGAAACTGAACGTAGCGCTCTTGCAACAAAAATTGCACAGCTTGAAAAAGACATTAAAGCCACTGACGTTATATTAAGCGCACGTCGTGTTGGTATGGCTGTTGGTAAAGCCCAAGAAGAAATGGGAGCTAAGCGCTTTAAGCCTAGCGAAACCGAAAAGGCAATGACTAAGGCAGGTAAGTTTGAAAAAGCAGGAGTTGCGCCTGAGTACTATGCTACCGTTGCGCAAGCCTATAAAACTAGACAAAACGAAACTAGAAAAACTGCAGAAAGAAGAACGCCTGCGCACGTTACAAAACTAGCCAGCAGAATTGCTGGTTTGCAAATGCAGCTTGAGCACGGTACCTTTACAGAGACTAGCCGTTATCAAGACAATCCTAAAACTGATAAACCCGAACTAGTTAAGTACTCAGTAGAACAACAAAAACAAGAGCTTGCAAAAGAAATTGAAGAGCTAAAGAAAGACTTAGCTGGAGCTGTTTCTCGTGTTAAAACTGATCTTTTAGCTAAAGCATTTAATCAAGTAATTGATACTAACTTCCGTATTAAAACTAGTAAAGGTGGCAGTATTGACCCGGCAGTAGCAGACGGCTTTATTAACAACATGCTTAAAAAGCAGGGCTTTAACCCAACACGTCGTGCTGTAACCGGTGCTATTGGCGCATTCATGCTACCAATAAAGATACCTAGTATTGCCGGCATTAACGCTGACTTTAAGCAAATGATTGCTAGAAATGCAATGAGCGGTTTAGCGTTGCCAATAAACTACGACGAGACTTTTAATGATAATTTTAATAAAAGGTACGGTTCTTTTTGGCCTGATGCTATGGGCGATCTTGAACACAGAGCAGACAAAATTACTGGAAGTGTTCTTTCTTTAGTAGAAAATACATATGGCTCTCTTGTAACAGACAGTAAAAACGATTTTAGCTTCAAAGATCATAGTAAAGCTGCTAATTTTCAAGAGGCTTTTGACGACAAGATATACAAAGCGCTTAGAAAGTTGTACAAACCTTTTGCCCATAAAGAATGGTCCGGCTACGCTGACAGTCAAAAGGACTTTAACTTTATTGTTGAAGAAATGATGTACACCGACAGAGGGCAAATGGGCAACGAATGGCAAAATGCTCATTCGGCTTTATATGTAAACGACCCTACTGAATACGCTGCTTTAGTAACTGAAGCATATACAAGCGCTCTTCGTGCTGTAGGTATAAACCCTCAAAAAGCTGTTGAACAGATTGATAACGCTAAAGCTAAAACTGTAATGCTTGCTAGCGGAGTTAAGTTTGTTTACGCAAAAGATATATCTCAGGCGCCTGATGCGTTTATTAATGCCGCTATTGCTGCTAATAAAAACCTGCTAACTGTACAGGGTGGTGTAATGCCTGATGGCACAGTTGTTGTTGTCGGTAACGCCCATACAGATATTGCTGATCTTGAAGAAACAATAGCTCACGAGATAATTGGTCACTACTCTGTAGATACAGTGCTTGGACTTGATGGATTAAAGGCGCTAGCTAAAAAAGTATTCTCTGCAGGTGATGCTGGAGTGTATCAACTAGCTGCTGAATTGGGTGTATATAATGATGCGGCTGAGGCTTTTGCTGCCGCTAAGATGAACAACATGTCTTCTGCAGATATGCAGTTGCTTGTTACTCGTGAGATGGTGGCACACGTTGCAGAGCGCCCATTACCTAGCAAAGCTAGTCAAGCACTTAAAGACTTTATTAAAATGCTTGTTAATGCTCTGCGTAAATTCTTTACCGGTGCTGGTCTTGAGAATATGGCAGAAGCAACAACTCAGGACATATATAACTTAGTACGTAAAGCCACAAAAGAATATGAATCAGGTAGGCTTGGCGCATACATGTCTCCTAATGGAGATGTAGTATTTAAAGGACCTAACCGTTACGGCAACACTGTAAGCCAAAGTTCTATTAATACGTTTGAAAAGATGTACGTTAAAAAGCAGACGTTGTTTGATAAATTTCTTGCTAACTTTACCGGTATGTCTGGGCGCATGCAATGGCTGGATAACTTAGCAGGCTTTGAGCAAATCCTTAATAAGGCTGAAGAAAACAAACAAATTACATCCGAAGATGCTCTAAAAGCTAACTATTATATGCGCCTCTATGGGCAGCGTTTAAATTTAACTGCGCAGTTTGCAACGAACGGTGTATCTAAAGTAGAAAAAAACTCTGCTGGTGAGCTTGATCTTATTGAGCGTCCTGATGCGGCTAACTTAATTAACGTCAGTACTATACTTGAAAGAGCTAAAGCACTAGGCAACTCTAAAGTAATTAACCAGTTCTTCCAAACATATTTGGTAGCAAAACGTGTAGAACGTGTTGGGCTAAGGGCGTTAAACGTAGATCTTGACATTACTGAACAAGACTTAAAACGTGTTAAAGCGGATATTGAAAGAGCCGGTGTTGAAGGTATATTTAAAGAAGCCGCCGCAGAATACGCTAAGTACAATAGATCGTTGATTGATTTTGCCGTTAAGATGGGCGCTATTCCTAAAGAAGAAGGCGCGCGGCTTACAAGATACGATGACTACGTACCTTTCTATAGAGTAAATAGTGACGGTGCCGCAGAACTTTTAATTGCCGGAGAGCGTCCAATTAGAATCGGTGACATGGCAACACAACCGTATTTACATGAGCTCGTTGGCGGTAAAGAAGGTTTGGTTGATTTTGAAACTAGTGCTTTTCAAAACACCGGTGTGCTAGTTGATTTAGCTATGCGTACTATGGCTACCACTACTTTAATGGATCAACTATCTAAAATTGGTGGTAAAGATAGAATTGCAGTACGTGTTAAGCCTAGGTCTAAAGGCACCAATATTATTCATGGCAAAGTAGATGGTTACGAAGCAGCTTGGAAACTAGATACCACAGATACTGGTTTTGAAGATATTCCCGCCGACCTGCTTGTTAAGGGTCTTGAAGGTATTAAGACAACGCTGCCTGCAATTGTTAAAGGCATGGGTTTACCAGCTAGGTTCTTGCGTACGATGATTACTCGTACACCTACGTACCTAGTCAATCAGATTGCTAAAGACTCTACAGCTATGTGGCTGTATTCCGGTGCAGATATTAAACCCGGTATTAGCGCCCTTAAAGAACTTGGCACAATGTTGACAGGTAAAAATGCGGCTGAAAAAGAACTACAGGCGTCGGGTATTGAAGGCGGTCAAGTATTTACTGGTATGCCGGAAGATCAAGCTAAAGCGTTTTTGACAATTATGGGCGGTAAAAACACCATGCAAAGCCTGTTTGTTAAAGCTGACAGACTTGCTATGAAAGCTGACGCAGCTACCCGTGTCGCTATGTATAACGCCTATACCAAAAAAGGTATGTCCCCAATGCGGGCTAAGTTGGCAGTACTTGAAGCATTAAACTATAACAAGCGTGGTTTATCCCCGACTGTTCAAATGTTGGCAACAGTAATTCCGTTTATGAACACGCAGATTCAAGGTCTTGATGTTCTTGTTAAAGCGTTTAGTGGCAAGTTAACTTTAGGTCAACAAAAAGATTTGCGTGCCAAGCTATGGCGTCGTGGCATGGCTTTAAGTATGTTTACCATAGCATATGCCTCATTGATGTCTGATGACGAAGCGTACAAGAACGCGGATCCTTTTACTAAATACACAAGCTGGTTTATACGTGTGCCGTTCTTTGATGAGCCTCTTAAAGTTCCAGCTCCGTTTGAATTTGGTTATGTCTTTAAAGCAATCCCCGAAGCTATATACGGCTTGGCATTTAAAGATGAAAAGCTCAGCAATTTTACTAAGTTTGCTAAACAGGCTGCAATGAATTCTATTCCAGTTGGCATACCGCAAGCCTTTAAACCAGCTATCGAAGCCTATACTGGTACTTCTTTCTACACAGGTCAAGCTATTGAATCCGCTCGTGATAAGGCTATGTTGCCCGGCTTTAGAGAACGTAACAACACAACAGAAGTATCTAAACTAATAGCTTCAATGGCGCCTGAGTACCTGTCTCCAGTAATGCTAGATCATATGGCAAGAGCGTACGGCGGTAGTTTAACTGTGGCAATGGCTAGCGTATTAAATCCATTCTTGGCGCCTACGTCCGATATAGTAGCGCCAGAGAAAACCGCTAGTCAGTTGCCTTTAATTGGTGGTTTCTTCCAACCTAACGATGCTCCGGGCGTAATTAACGCAGCGTATGAAATATCTAATCGTGCGCAGCAAGCTAGCAAGTCGTTTAATGATTTACTTAACAGCGGTCAAAAAGAAAAAGCTCTAGCTGTTCTTAATAAGTTTAAGTCTGAGATTGTTATGCAAGAAGCTGCTGGCTCGTTTGTTCGTGAGATGGGTGAACTTAGTGCACTTGAGCGTTTGCTCTCTCGTGGTGAAGTACCCGGTATGAGTGCGGCAGACAAAACAGCTAAGTTAAAAGAAGTTCGTGCAGCTAAGATTAAGATAGCTGAGATGTTTAACCAAACCAATAAAACAATTAGCGAACGCGTGTAAACAAAACACCGAGTTTGCCCTGTACGGTACCAAACTCGGCTTTACCTATGATGTGGTAGTGAGTGGCGGCGCTAAGCCCCTCACTTTTTGTTTCTTCTAACCGCAATGTTGGTATAAAAAACTTCTGCTTAACTTCTAGCTTTTGCCACGGATAATGCATCTTAACTTTCTTCATTGTCGTCAGGCGTTATCGGTCTAGTAATCTGCATCACATTAACCCGCATTGACGGACCACGAGTCTTGGTTAGCATATCTTTACGCACGTACTTAACCTTGTAGTTGGGCATCGCCTCAATAGCTTCTTTGAAGTCTTTGTAACCAAAACTCATTGACACACAATGTTGTTTAAGCAACTGCTCTTCAATAAAGTAATCAATGTGCCCCGGTGTAAAGCCTTTTTCTACACGCCCTGCAATATCAGATCGAGTTAACGATTCGTCTACTGCTTCCGTACCGCCCAGACTAGCTATTAATTTACCCTCAATAGATAGCTTAACCATAACAAACTTACCATAATACTCACGGGTGTAGGCGTTCAATACATCTTCAGCCGTACGCTCACTACTATGAATAATCCCACGAGCGCTGTACACCATCATGCGCAAAACTTCTACGATAGGTTTAACTGGAATATCAATAATGTTGGCATACTTTTTACCAAGCAGTTGTACAACAGTGATAATGCAACTATTGCCAGCAGTCCAGTAGCGCTCGTCCTCGTTAGACTCAAACTCTACCTTGAGTTTGGCTTTGGTTTCATTCAACACCTGCTTGGCGGTTTCTCTGTTACGTACTATCCAACGGATTAATTCACGCCCTGCTACACCAAAGTTCTTCTTGAGTAATGACAAGGCTTCTGCTTCTTCGGAAGTCCACTTTAGCTTCTTGTTCATTTGCAGTTCTAAAATACGGAACATCTCAGCCTGTGATGCGTGTTTACGAGCGCCCGATAAGAAGTCCATGACGTGCGTATTGGACGAGAAAAGCACCAGTAGTTTCCAAGTAGTGTCGTTAATCCGTTCTTCGTTAGACCCCTGCTTCATGCGGTCTTTGCCCTTACCCTGCGTTAAATCTAACAGGAACTCAGGCAACCACTCAAAGTCATCACGACTCTTGTTGGTAGTCTCGTCAATAATGAAAGGCAAGCTGTTCAATAAACCCTGACGTTGTTGCGATGCAACAATAGACGTACTCTGCGTTACACGATACCGCTCAGGATGACCAAAGAAACTAGCCGCTAGTTCAAGAGCCAAAGACTTACCCATACCTGATTTAGAAGAACCGAGGTGGTACACACATCCGTTGTAGCCTGTAAAGTCCATCAAGACAGAAGCTGGACCAACTAAAGACATAGCCAAGACCTGCCACTCACCTTTGGCAATCAGCATGTTAAAGACCTTCTTCCAGTTATCTAGCGTGCCAGTTGGTTTGGTAGACTGATTGATGTTATCTAGCGCTGGAGTTGGTACGTAGATTTCTGTGCCGTCAGGTGCAAAGATACGGCTGTTGTACACAAACGTTTCGTCTTCTTGCCAGCCACAACTACTTGGTATAGGTATAGCTTTCTTGTTGGCGCTAATAAACTCCACACAGCCACGCACATAGTCAAACAAGTTCTTGTCATTACCAGCACCAAAGGCGGCGATGATGTTCTGATTAGCTAGTGCCTTGACGGTTTCTTCCTTGCTAACAATTGATTTCTGTGGAATTAAGATGTCAATCGCACCATCAGGTCTAAAAGCCATTAGGTGAACGATGTGATCTCCTTTATTATTAAGAATATCTACTGCGAACAAATCGTAGGGGAGAAGCATTACCTGTTTGCGCGATTTACCGCCCTGCTCGTCCTCCACCATCCTGTCCATAAACACACCGCCGTTAGTGCCAAAGCCAAATCCTTTAGGTGGAGTTGGGCGTGTAATCTTGACTGGTTCTGTCTCATCATTAAGATTGGCTGATATTTCCTTCTCTTGTATCCGATCGACTACAACTTCTTTTGGCTCGTTGTCAACTTTAATTTCACGACCTAGTGCTAATGGGTTAGTAATCTTGCCGTAGTGTGGACAAGCGGTACAGATGCCGGGGTTTGCTTCATCTAGCTTAAGGCACTTGTATGGTCCTTTGATCTGATTCCACTTGGTATTGTGACGGTCTAAATCATAGGGGTGCATAGCTGATAACGCCAAGCCTTCTTCTACCCCGTCAGTACATGACTTAGCTATGCTGAGGATGCCACGCCACAAGGGTTCCATGCCGTCTTCTTGCGCATGTTCTTTGTAGTAGTTGATCTGACCGCATGTTGTGATGTTTTTAAAGAACGTAACGCTGTTTTCTATCAGCTTGACGCTATTGGCATTGGGCGGTAGTTTAGGGCGGTTTCCGGGCAGTTGTAGTGTGGGTAAGCCTTCGTATGCCGCAACACCGATCTCTTCTTTAAGGTGGCTTGCAAGGGTCTCAAAATCGAACGTGGTGCCCTGTACCTTAACAACTACTTTGCGTGGCTTTTCTTGCTTGTAGTTGTGTGTATCAGGCACACGCAGGATACGTGCGGCATCCCCTGTAACGGAGTAGTCGATGTTGAAATTGAGCTTCTTGCACAACCGTTTTAAGTTCTCTGCAACAGGTTTCCAAGTGGCAATATCTACTTCTTCGGTAAACGGAAAATAAACGTGCAAGCCCCCACCGCTGGAAATAATCCACGGATTACCCAAAGATTCAAGGCGTGAGTCTACTAAAAACTGATCCAATGCACGAGCGGCATCGGCTTTGCTTTCGTAGTCCTTACCTACTGCACAATCAATATCTAAGAACAAAGATTTAATCTTTACCGCATTATCGGCAAGACGTTTCTTCTCGTCATTAAACGTAGCTAGTGCATAGAAAGTGTTGTACTTTTTCTCGTCAAACTGCATAGCGGCGCTATACAACTCTTCAATCGTATTTACAAATACGTGTTCTTTTTTAGCTGTGCTAATTTCTACGGCGCAATAAACACCCGAAGTCGGTAGCACAGTCGCTAGGAATTCCTGCGACGTCATGTGAAACCTTTCGAATTAATAACTGCGTGTTTGTACTATTTTGTCAGCGAAGCGGCGAACTAACTCTATTTGAAAATTCTTAGGCAAGCCTTGAGCGTATACAAATTCTTCAGCAAAACGTAATAGTTCAAGATCACTAAGAGACGAGGCATGGATTGGAGTTTCTATTGGTGTTTGTTGCATTGTCTTAGTGCCTCTTCTGATGTCTTGCTTGATTGGAGTATGTTCAACAAGGACTGCACACGCATCTTATACGCGTTAGTTACTTCGGTTCCGCTAAACCAGTTGTACACAGTTTGTCTTGTTGCGCCTGTAAATTTTGCTACTTCTATTACTGGGAAATCTAAGCTGATAGCCCACCGCCCTAGCTGGTTGCCCAGCGTCTTAGGTGCGTTTTTTGTTGTGTTTCTAATTTCTTCTGAATAAGCCATGATTTTCTCGTTAAATTGTGGGCGGGGGTACTAGTGCAATGTATGTGAAGCATTGGGTTATAAACCATCCACGTTCCCCCCAAAACTAATTACTCGTCATCCCACTCATCAACGGTAGCGGCTAGGCTACTGGCTTTCTTCTGTGGTACTGCGCTTGCTTTAACGGCTGGCTTGCGCTTCTCCGGCTCATCAAATGACTCCGCTTCAACTTTAGCTACTGGCTTAGCGCCTTCAATCTGAAGTGGCTTTTCGGCAGGCTTAGCGACTGACATTGTAATAGCATTTTTAGCTGGAGTAGAAGCACCTTTGTCTACCGCTACTGCGTACTCGTCATCCTCTAACCAACGTAATGGTTGGAAAAACAACTTGGGTACTGCGGCTTTTGTATCAAAACGTAGACGTGTTACCAATGTCTCAGGGTTAATACTTTGTGCGGCAAGGTAACGAGCATAGGCTTGTAGTGGGCGTTTGTCGCCTTCTTCTTTACCAAAGATCGATGTAGCCGCTAAAGTTAACTGCATTACGTCGCCTTGAATATCGTTGGCTAAGACTACAGCAAGACGTTGTGAGAAACGACAAGCCTTGGAATCGCCCTGACCTGAGCCTTTAACATTCATTGGGCACGATGCACAGTTAGACGCTTGTGGCTCATCAATAGACGCATCAGGTGTTTCGCCGTCAGCAGACCAGCATGTTGGTGCTGAGGTATTACCTTCTTCGTATGTACCAGCGTAGTATGTACGGCTGATTTTTGGTGCGGCATTAACAATTACAACGTCAAGATGACGATCGTCAATAGAGGTAATCTCTTTGCCGTCAGCCATCAAACGAAATACACCGCCCTTGATTGAGATACGTTTGCCACCGCCACCTACACCACCTCCTGCGAGGCTCTTGGCTAATGATGATAACTCCGCTTTGCGTGCAAAAGATGGCGCTTGTGTTGCATTAAAGTTGGCTAGTTCGCCCATGATTCTTCCTTTATTTAATTAACTAAGTTGTTTTTATAGGCGTCTTTTGATTTAAAGTGCGCAACGCCTTCTCTTACACTCTGTACTAATGCTTCTTCGTTTGCATTCAACTTTGCCGCTAATAGGCACACTGCATTTAAATACACTTCAAAAGCAATTCGCTCAGTAGCGCCTGCTTCTTTCATAAGCGAATGAACGTTTTTAAAAAGTAAGTCATACGCTTTTTGCTGAAGACCGTCAGCAATCTTCATGTATTTTGCTTCTTCCATTACTGCTCCTTATTTGGTTGGTTTACGTACTGTTACTGCATACTCGGACATTGAATTGAGACCGGCTGGCACCATGCCGGGATTCTCCTCTAAAAACATAGACATATTCTTCTGCGCTATGCGCTTCTCAAACAGATCTAGTGCGTCATGCTCTATAACAAACGTCTTGAAGGAATCCCAGTCGTCTGTGTAGTAGCGTGTCTTTTGCGACAAAATAATAGTGCCTTCATCTGTGCGCACAGAGCTACTGCCCAATGCCAACATCTGATCTTTCATGGCGTTCTTAATTTCTTCTTGCTTCGTTTTAAGTTCTTCAATCTGACTCTCATACTCCTTGGTCAGTTCTTGAACCTTTGTGTATATCTTGCGGTACACACGAGCTAGTTTATCTAGCGGTATTACATCCTCTTCGTTTGGCATTTTTATGCTCCTTTGTAAAAGATTATACATAACTTTTGATGCTTAGTAACCCGACATAGGGTTTTCCTTATAAATTAATTTCCTCCTTGTATAGGTTCAAGAGTATGTCGTGCCCTGCAACACGTTTCTCTAACTGCTTAAACATTTTCTTTTCTATGTCACTACCTTGCAAGTGTATTACCGTTACATTGGTGGACGTCTGACCAATACGATCCGCTCGAGCAATACATTGTAAATACGTCTCTACCGACATGACAGGACCATAAAAGACCACAGTATCGGCGGCTGTGAGGGTTACACCATGTGAGGCGGCTTGCGGTTGTACCACCAGTATGCGAGGCTCGGGCAAGGTTTGGAAACGCTTAAAAATATCTGTTCTCTTGTTTACCGATACATCGCCATGAATGACTTCGCTTGCTATGGTGTGCTTTAGTAGAAAGGTTTGGATTGTTTCTATGCTGTGTCTGAATGGGGCAAACACAATTACCTTACGGCTAGTCTCTTCCAGTACCTCAAGTAACACGTTCAAGCGAGGCATACAGTCAAACTCAACAACCTCGTGATCATCGGTATACGCCGCACCCGCTGATATTTGTAGCAACTTTGATACACCAGCCGCCGCATTAACCGCAGTAATAGTTTCACCCGATGCCTGCATAACCATACGATCTTTGAGCATGCGGTAGTACTTAACTTGTTGAGGCGTAAGGGGAATTTCTCGTGTCTCTGTAAGCACAGGCGGTAGGTCAGTACACTCTTCTTTTGTGTAACGTATTGCTGGCTGAAGAGCATCGTATACCGCTTGCGCCGCACCTGACTTTGGCACCCACTTAAACTTGGTTAGCTTAGCCATTACCTTGTCACGCCATGCAGTAGCAAATTTCGGTACACCTGAAGGGTTCACTAGCTTAGCCAAACCATAAGCGTCCACAGGCGATTGTGCAGAAGGTGTGCCTGTCATCATCCACAGCATCGTGTCAGGCTTAAGAATCTTGTTAAGTGACTTCCAGCGTTTTGTTGATGGGTTCTTGTATGCGTTTGCTTCGTCCACGATAACTAGGTCGAACTTGCCGTTGGCAATTACTTCTTCAGCAATAAGGTTTAGCCCGTCGTAGTTCACCACAACGAATTCGTAAGAACCTTGAACCATCTCAACACGTCTTGATGCTTGAGTATGATGCGCCGCAACAACCGAACGATGGATAACGCTTTTACCAATACTACTTACCCAAGCGTCGTGCATGATAGATAGCGGACACAGAATCAAACAACGGCGCACTTGCCCTAGCTTCATTAAGTAGTCAGCCGCCCACAATGCTGAGAACGTCTTGCCAGTACCGGGGTCGTTAAATACAAACGCCCTGCGGTTCATTGTTAAGAAAGAGGCGGTGTCGATCTGATGTGCAAAGGGTTTATGACGACCGGGCCAACTGTACTTGGCTTCAATCGGTGATGGTGTGTTCTTAACACCTAGGTTGCGGAGCACACGCACTTCATCTAGCCCCCAGTACACCGCTACTTCAAACGTACCGTTGTCTTCGCTAACAACTTTGCTTCTTGGTATGATGCTGTACTTAGATGGGTTGCGTGTCTTAAACAGCAACGCTTTGTTTTCTATGATTTGCATTATTCGATAATCCTATACACAGGCGACATTTGAGTAGCTAGGTTGTGCTTCTCCAACTTGTTAGCTCCAGTCAAACGAACTAAAGTAATACGCCAAAAGTCGTCTTCTTGAAAATTAGTTTCACTAACCCACTCACCTTGCCAACGAGCAAGCCACATATCTATCAATGCAGATATTGGTGCTTTCATAGCTTCGTTCTGCAAATCGTTTTCCGTCAGCATTTTGAACGTGCCGTAAGGCTCTTGTACTGTTGGAAGTCGGAGTTTTTTTATTTTTTCTATTTCTTTTGCGTAATCCTCGTCTGATATACCCATTACTTGATTGCCCCCTTCGCAGTTCGTTTGTACGAGCGGTTCTTGCTAGCTGGTACGGCTTTTAGATTAGAACGTGTTGTGGTACCGCCCTTGCTTAGTGGCTTCTTGTGGTCTACATCCATGCCGTCACCCTTGTGTACCACACCTTCACGCTCTAACATACGGCGTGCCTTGTTGCGCTGAGCACGTTTCTTCTTTACCTTCTCTGTGCCATCGTATGTTGCGTATTCTTGCTTGTAGTCTCTTTTGTAAGTCATGATATGCCTTAGTGTTTAGGGTTAAATTCGCAACCCTTTACTTGACACCAGCCACAGAGCGGTGTACTTGTTGGGTTCCAAATATCATTATCGTAGGATGCTGCCAGTTTTGCTACCCTCTCCCGATACAGTTGCCAATGGAAATCCTTCTCTTCTACGGTCATCGTTTGTGTGACCATCGTGTTCTTGACAACAAACAGCAGAGCAGAATTAACTTGGCGTATGTGGGGGAAGTGGGCAAACACCATCAAAGACATTAGGATTAGCTGATCTCGGTCGGGGTACTTGTTGTTGCCTGTCTTGTAATCAACTACCCTAGCCTTAAACCCATCGTCATCAATGATTAGTAAGTCGGCAATACCACGTACCCATACGTCAGGTGAATCAAAGGCACAGGGTTGTAAGTCTTCAGTCAGCCCCATCTCGTGCTCAGTTAGTTTGCGCCCTGTCTTTTTAAGTAATGAGTCAAGCGTGGGCTTCATGAATTCGTGCTCGGGGGGTAGTGGTACGTTATCTCGTACGTAGTGCTCAGCCGATTCATGCACTTGCTTGCCGTAGATGGTGTGAACTGTGTCGGTGAACGGGTAATTCTTCAACACTTTGACTTCGTGGAAACGTCTTGCACAGCCCTCGTAGTCCTTAAGACCTGAGTGCGACCATTTAAATTTAGGCATTGTGTTTAGTCCAGTAGTTAAATGCTTTGCGAATTGCTTCGTATTCTGTGTCAGCTTTAAACCCAAAATGCCCTTTGTCTACATGCCATATAGCAACGGAGGTGTACTCTTTTTCTATATCAGCGCCTACCATCCAGTTGTTCAGCTTCATCATGTCAATCATGGTCTGTTCTTCTGCACTCCAGCGTGGTTCGTAGTAGCCCATTAAAACTTCGCAGTCTTGATAGCTTGGTCTAGGCGGTTGGAGAACTCAGTAACAAACTTCTCATTGTGCGTTAGCGTACAACCCATATCATAAAGAATAGCGTGGGTTAGCTCATGCCAAAAGGTGTTAGCTTGCTCATCCGCGTCGTACACATAACCTCGAAGTGGGTTGCCCTTGGCTATGGTAATGGTGTGGGTTTCCTCGTCAAAAGACCCATGACATACGGTGTTTCCTACAACTACACTTTTTTTCGTGCATATCTGGTGGGGGGTATTGCCTATGACAACTTCTTTTGGTATCTTCATTTAGCTTCTCCGTATCGTTTGTTGCATCCTGTTTCAGCATCTAATGGTATGCCGGGCATGTACGAGGGGTCTTTAATCATCTGCTCCAAAACCCATTGCTCAGCTTCTTTGGCTTCGTCTTCGGGTACTAGGCACACAACCTCATCATGCACAGTTAATACGCAGGAATACCTCTTTTGTATCCTGAGCATGCCATCCGTCATCACACATCTTGATACCGCCTGTACTACGTTCTCTACTATCTTACCGCCATACAGCTTGCGTCTAGACTTCTCATCGACGCCATAAACCCACTGAATACGCCCTTTGTTATCGGCTTCTCCAGTTAATTCGGGGTACTTTAAAGCAAGTCCACTAGGTAATAGTATACGCTCTTTGTCAAAAGTTAGGCATTTATGTACATAGGGTTTACCCTGATACATACTATTTCTCACCAACGAGTTGCACAGTTCCCATAGATCGACCACAGGGCTGGCGGCTTCTCGGTACTTATCAATGATCTTCTTGGCGGCGAGACAATGTATCAACAATTCTTGCTCAGAGCAGGTGTGCGGTATGGCACGCATCATTTCCATGTTCTTCTCCCAACCAATAAAGTCGTTCACATCCTGCGTAGTTACTCCCAACTGCTTGGCAAACGCTTTGTCGTACATGGTAGGTGGCGCACCTAGAAAGCCTGTAAGTAACTGTGCAGAGAAGGAAGCCCAACCCATACCATAACCGCAACCCAACAACGCACTCTTTGCACTTTGTCTTAAATCAGGGTGAGTATTTTTATTTAAATCGGGGATGCCGAACATCTGTGCACCGAACGCCGCATACGCATCCTTGCCGGACGCAAAGATCTCGAGCAACGAATCGTATCCTGATAAGAACGCAAGAACTCTTGGTTCAATCTGCGAGAGGTCACACACAACGAGGGTATATCCTTCCGGCGCTTGAATAGCTTTACGTAAGAAGGAACCCCGCTTAAGGTTTTGTAGATTAAGCCCCGAACCCTTGGACGCTGACCAACGACCTGTGTGTGCGCCGTAGTAGTTGAGTGGGACAGGAAGCGTGCCTCTGCTTGCAATGTCGACAAAACGTTGCGCTCTCGTACGTTCAAGCGTGCTTTTAACTTTGAGGCGAGCTTCACAAATAAGTGCAACATCCTCATTCTCGCTGTTGAGTAAGGCTTGGAAGAGGGCGTCATTTTTGGCAAACGCATACGCTTCTTTCCCAGTCGTCTTTGATATTTTGGTAGGCGGCTTAACTCCAAGTGCCTCAAGAACAGTAGCGAACTGGTCATTACTAGCCAACGCCGAGTCTTCAATGTTTGCCTTTTTAAGTAAGGCTTCTCTTTTTGTTCTCTCGTCTTCGATAGCTTCACGCAACATCTCCTCGTCTAGTTCTAATACAGGGTTAGTAAACATCTTGAGCGTCATGTCTATTAGCTTGAGCTCTTTTAAAGGGAAGCCACCATCAACCTCCATCATTAAGTTCTTAAAGATACCTTCGCATAGCACAACGTCGTGTGCACAGTAGGCGGCTAGCTCTTGCTCAACTTCCCAGCTTAGTTCGCTCAACCCATTGGTGCTGTGTACTGCGTTGCCCTTTGGTGGTAGCCCATACACCTCGGCTAACTTCATTAGGCTGTTGCCTACTTCCACACCCCTAAGAGCACGAGCCATAGATAGAGAGTCAAAAATAAAGCAAGGCTTTGCCCCATACACCCAGCTAAGAATAGCAATATCGAACTGAGCATTATGCGCAAGCACCGCCGTCCGACTCCAATCAACTGAATCAATCCATTCTTGTAATTCATCGTGTGATACCCATTGTGGTGATACATCTACATCTAGTTGTTTAAAGCACAAGCCAAAGGCTTTGAAGCGAGGATCTCTGACGTACTCTTCTGTTGTCATCTTAGATAGCGTGTACTCCTTGCTATCCCACCTCGTCTCAAAGTCAATGACAAGTATCTTGTCAAATGGTGCACTCATTTAACCCCCAAGAAATCGCTTGCTTTAAAGCCATTTTTTTCTAATGCTTTCTTAAGTTTTTCCAAAGCTTGCTTTTCATAGTAGTTAACAGTAGAGCGATTCATTCCTAGCTCGTCCGCTATTTCTTGTTGTGTCATATCAAAGTGTTGTTGTGGTTGATTCATTTCTCTTGTATCTCCATTGCCTTATCAAACTTTTCTTTCCAATATTCAATTTCTTTTGCTTGATTTTTTATGACCCAAGATGCAGTAGCTACATTCTCAGAGCCAGCAAGTGCCTTGTCTTGCATATCGTTAAATTGCTTATCAAGGTCTTTTATAAATAGTTCTATGTCAAAGTTTTTCATTTCTATGCGTCCTTATTAGTTTGTTAAATACCACAACACCTTTCCACCATTCATCTGAATACTTCTTTTCTTGACTCATGATCTTGTCAACTGTCCGCTAAAGTTATACGCACCATGATGCTCAAGCTGTACCCAAGGTGCCGCCCATATTGTTAAGCCTGCCTTGCGTGCTATCTTGCAGAAGTGATAGTCCTCTGATAGCAAGCGGTTGCCTGACTCGGGGTCAATGCTTGTTGCAAAGAACTCTTTGATAACCTTAGTCTCTTGCGCATCAACTGCTCTCCACATGTCATTGGCATACTCAGGCACAGTCGGTGCTAGCTTCTCAAACACCTCACGCTTAATCAACATAAAACCAGTACCACCATTCTCAATCTGCATCGGGTCGTATAGATTACCTTCTTGATGTAGCGCACCGCCCACAAGATTAACAACAAAGCTACCAGTATGCAGATGTAGCTCTTGCATAGGCACGCCATCTTTAACTGCTTGCTCTATCTTGGGCCAATTAATTTCTTTCTTGGGATAGATACCACAGATAATGTCCTTGTCAGCGTCAATCATAGGTACGATATGCGATGGGTGAAAGCCGATGTCTGCATCAATAAACATCAAGTGTGTGCAATCTGTTTGTAAGAAGTCATGTGTCAGGCTGTTGCGCCCTCGTGTGATGAGCGACTCGTTAGTCATGTAGCCGTAACGGAAAGCGATGTTCTCTTTGCCTAACGTGCCAGCCATCTGCACCATACCTACTGTGTACGCACCATTACATACACCGCCATACATTGGTGTTGCAATAAATAAGTTAGCTTTCATTTCTTTTCTTTCTTTGCTGTTAATTTTTTACGTAGTTTGATACCAGCTTGAGCGTTTTTGTTTTGCTCGATGACCTGCGTAATCACCGCCAGTATTCCCTCTTGTACTAAAAACTCCAAACCTTCTTTATCAAAGTTAACAATAGCATCTGCTGACCCATCTTTATTTTCTTTAATTACCTTTAATGTAATTTCCATTATTTGCCACTCCCAATACTGCCGGGTGTCCACACGCTTGGGATTTCTCTAAACGCTTCAAGGCGTTTGATGAATGGGTGTGGTGTTGGTACGTATGGTTTGAAGTTGTTGCCTGTGCGTGATTGTGCAATGGCAAACTCGTTTGGTTTTGATTTGTATGTTTCAAATTTAGCTGGTTTCATTGTAAAGTCCTGTTCTTAACTAGTTTGGAAATGGTGTCACTTATGTTTGCGGCGGCTTCGAGAAGTATCGTCGGCAATTCACTCTCATCCATATTTAAACCATAAACCCTAACGGTTTCTGTTTCGTCGTTGACTATGATTACTGCGGCTGAGTGCGTTGCGTTTTCTACTGTGCATAGGTTTAGTTGTTGTTGCACCTCGTCATATGCTTGCTCCTTGGTTTTGTCTTTAATCATGGCGTTAGCCCTTTATCAATGGTGTCAAATACTTTTTGTACGTCAGGTACGTTGTCTTCGTTCACTACTCTAACGAACCCCTGCGCTTGCTTGATCTTGTCCATCTCTGCTTCTTGTAGTGCAGTAGGTTTATTACTGCCAGCCTTACACTCAATAGCAATGAACACAGCCCGATAACAACACACAATATCAGGAACCCCACTACGCCCATAACCACCAGTAGCAGGGAAAAAATAGTAAGCACCGTTCTTTTTAATAACATCGACAACTTTCTTTTTAACTTTGGCTTCGGGTGTCAAGCATCCTCCTTACCATAACGTCTGCGTACATCGTCAAGCCGTTGCAAACAAATTACGATTTGGTTAAGTTGGTTTTGTACAGTTGGCTGATCACCGACTTGATACGCTTTGAGCGCAACAATAACCTCAGCTTCAAGATTACATAGTGCGGCGTTCTCACGCATCATCAATAGAACATCACCTTCCGACATGGGCATCTTTAATCTCCTTTAAAAACGATTGACCTTTAGCGCCGACAAAAAGATCTACACCACGTCTGTCGTCTCTATCTTGTTTCTCAAGCACAAACTTCTTGGCAATGAGTTTGTGTAAGTACTTGTGCGTGGTGGCTGGTGACATAACTGTTTGTGCTTCAGCTATCTTCAGTACTGCCATCGTACCTAGCGGTGCTTCTGCGTTGACCATGCCTAGCACATACTCTTCTTGCCACGATATTTTGTGGCGGTTTCGTACTACTTGTGTATCGTATGCGTTACTCATCTTGTTGCTCCTTTGGTTCTTCATCACACCGTTCAATCAATGCGGCATAGCCACACATATCTACTAGGTTATCTCTATGGTCGGGGTCGTTGGCAAACCTAGCTATCTTAACTAACACCATCATTGCGGCAACATCTTTCGGTGTTACTGCATCTGAATACTTGCGTGCCTTTAGGTATGCGTCCCACATCGTAGCTATGGTCTTAAGATTTTTAGCTGGATGCCCGTACGTTTTTTCTCTATCACCATTGATGATAGAGTTGGCTTCTTTTAATACACTCATACAACCCCCTTAGAAACTAAACTTAGATAAGATGTCATCGACTTGCGTCTTAACATCGGTACGTGCTCCCACATCCTTGCGTAAGTCTTTCACATCAATACCACCGATGGCTTTCTTTAACGCCTTGCGTGCCTCTTCGATACTAGGGTCGTTGACAATGTTCAAGTCCTTAGCCCATTCACACAACTCATGCGCTGTATCTAACAACGAGTCGTGGAACTTGCGAGGCTTAGCTTCACCACTAACATAGTCAATGGTTAGGCGGTCAGACATACGCGCAAGATGTTCTACCATACGTTGCTTAAAAGAGGTCATTGCGTTCTCTACCCTTTCGTCAGCAAATTTAGATAGCTGAGCCTTGAGTTCGGCTTGTGCATCATTACCAATATCCACTCGGAAGTCACCCGATGCAGGCACAGGCATGTAGTTCACGTTGAAGCGGAACCGATGCTCGATGTCGGTAGGTTGTGGGTAGTCGTTGCGGTTGAACATATCACCTAGTGCCATAGCTTGCGCAGTAATGAGTGACGGGTACACAGTAACGAACTCAGTAACCAGCCCATGAAATCTATCCTCTGCTTGTTGTAGCTTAGTATTAAATTCCATAAACTTAGCGCTTGGCAATAGTCGTATACCCGAGTCACTCCAAGGCAACGTGTTGTCATACACATAGCTACGTGTTTCTGTAACGTGCTGACCTACTACTTCCAACTCGCTACGCCCTGCGAATAGGTTCTTGTTAACTCGAGCCGCACCTTTAGCCTGTGCATGCTTGTTACTAACCAACTCGTCAGTAGTCGAGCGATCTAGCTTGCGTGCAGTCCATTGTGATACGTTGAGTTCTACTAGTAATGCGCATGTGTCGATGTTATATCGTGCCATGATTTACTTCTCCTCGTTTGATTGATTTAATTAACTTGACAGTCCGTTACGAGAGTAGATCTCTCTTGTTAAGCGTTGCTTAGGTAAATCATCTAACCCCGACAACAAATCAGCAACAGGGTCGTTCTTCAAAAACGTAGCAACACTAGGGTCAAAGCGTACTAGCTCAACAAATTTCTTATCCGCAGTAACGCTTGTCTTGTAGTTACCACTACCCCACATCTGCGTAGCATACGAACTTACTGATCCACGTACTACCTCGGGTGAATACTTACTAGCAGGTATTTTTATAGAGGTGTTGATCATTACGTTGTGCATGAACGGCATGATGTACGCACGCAGTTCACCCAACGGATAGATAGAGCGCCGACGTTTAGGTTTCTTTTGCTCAGCTATGTTGAGGTCGCCATGCTTGTTGCCATCGCTGTCTACGATTGCAAACTTGAGGTTAAGACTATTCAATACGGCTGTTACTTTAGTTAACACAGAGTTTTCTACTTGGTTCATCTTTAAAGCTCCTTAGTTTAGTTTGAGTAAATACGAACTGCTTTGCCTTGCGGTGGTTTGAAGTGGTCGTTGTCAACTACGCCCCATAATGCAGGCACCTCGACGCACGCATTGCTACCATCTAAATACCCATCGGTTAACCACACAACACCTTTGGGTTGATACTTCTTGTCACGAATGTATTGCACAACGCACTCAGGGGTAGTGCCACCGCCACCCTGTGGGGAAAGAAGATGACCGATGTTCTGATACTCGTGTGGCTTAAAGACTTGCTCACCACACACTTCGCTGTCCCACCATATAACACGCACAGAGTCAGGTCGTACGTTCTCTGCAATGCGGGCGATCTCACCGAACACAGTTGGATAGATGCCACCCATAGAGCCCGATGTATCACACGCAACGATAAGCTCACCAGTAGCCTCAGAGAAGTGCGACGGCATGACAATGCCAAGAGGTAGCAAGCGCTTGTTGGGTGGTGCAAAGCGAGAGTACTCATCACCCTCACATAGTGCAGTAACCCACTCACGCAGATGCTCACGCCAGTTAGTGTCACGCTTTTGTGTAGCACGATCGAGTGGGCTGTTACGTGAACCCTTACCAGCTAGCTTGTCGGCAAGTATCTTACCTTGACGACCGGCATCATCTATCTGACGAGCTAGCTCGTTGGCTTCCTTACTGCCTAGCTCAACTGCGCTATCAAACATATGCTCATCGAGTGTGCCATGCCCACCCTTACCATCGCCTTGACCTTCGGGTGGTGGAGGTGGAGGATTGCGCAACAAGTCTTGCAACACCTCGATGAATGAGAAGCCCTTGTACTTGTCGTCAACCAATGGCGCAGGATCTACTATGCGTTCGACAAACGTAAAGTTGGGGTCGATCTCCTCGATGGTTGCATTGACTACGTAGTCCATAGCCATGTTGCATAGCTGTGGATACTTCTTGGATAGCTCCTTGTAGTTAGTGCAGTGCATCAGCGCCTTGTGCAACGACTCGTGTGCAACGAGATAGCGCAACTGCTTGCGGTTAAGACCACCGACAAACGCAGGGTCGTAGTAAACATCACGACCATCTGTGCCTGCTGTACCGATGTCCTCGAACTTGACGTCACCGACATACACATAGCCTGATAGACCAGCGAAGTCTTTGTTGTTGGTGAAGTCAACGTGTACTGCAATCACCCGATCGGGTGCTGATAACTTATCCCATGTCTTACTCATACTGCCTCCTTATTTGGTTGAGAAGTAAATCTTGTTGTCATTCATCAATGCTTGGAACGGCTTGACTGTGACGAACAATGCGGCACGATTAGAGTTGGAGATGTTGTTAGCGAACATAGACTGCAACTCCTTGCGGTTACGCATCACATACTCGGTGCATGCCTCAGCTTCCTCTCGTGTGCTGGTATCTGTAACACACTTGAGCACAGTAATGATCTGCGCCACAGGATTGCTAGGAATAGGGCAAGTAGATGGTGAGCTAACTATCTTGCTAAACGCAGGCGTCTCGTCACCAAAGCGAATGAACGCACCCAATTCCTCAGCACCAGCACGACCGATCGTACCCTCGAGTAGACCTTGCAACGTATCGGTATCCATGTGCTCACGTTCTTTGACAATATCTGACGCAGAGTGTAATGAGCGAGGTGTAATGTAAGCCTGCTGAGATAACAACGGATTGAAGATAACGTCATTGTCCTTAGACTGATCACGCCCTGCGTACTTACCGCCATCTTGATAGTCAAGGAAACTGTCGAACCATTTTGTGTGGCGCTCGGTGCATGCCAAGATGATAGAGTCAATGCCGTTGTCAATACCCCAGTTGTACCACTCAGGTTGCGTGGGCTTACGCATAGTCAAGAACACAAGACGATTACGCAAGTGAGCTTGTATCGAATCACCCAAGCCCTCGACCGCAAGGTTAGTACCAGCGAACACGACCGAACCCTCAGCCATCTCGTAGTTACCAACGGCACGCTCGTACACAATCGGAGCTAGCACGTCTTTGATGTACTGCTTAGCCTTAGCCAACTCGTCAAGGAACACAAGCGATGGTCTTGCGCCGTTGATACCTTTCTGATTGGCTTTGCTTACACCGAAGCGCTCATTGGGTAGCTCACGAGATACGCCTGCGTCACGATCAATGTCAGGCATCCATACCGAACCATCAGACATCTGAGTACAGTCGAGCTTGACCGCTACGTGATTGGCAAAGTGTGGGTCACGCTCAAGGGTGTGATAGATACCCGTCTTACCGATACCATTCTCACCTTGAACAATGATGGTGCGCTTGTGACCAATCATCTTGATAGCATTTGCTACTTGTAATGAATTAAGTAATTTCATGATGCTTATATCCTCGTTTGATTAGTACTACTGTTTTTTAGAAATTGTAACATACTACTTTATATAAACAACAACTACTTAACCTCCTTTCTTATTGGCTACTGTGTAATAACTGTTTGGCAACGTCTTGCTGAACTGTGGTAGGGCTATTGACTCTGTGCCTTTGGATAGTCCAGCGAACGACATCAACCTAGCCACCAACGACTTCTTGAACTCATCGGCGGTGATCTCAGCTACGATGTCATCGGCTTTCTCTTGGGCATCATCAGCCTCGGCAGGGTTGCGTGACCTAGCCCAATTACCCATCCTATGGAACAAATTGTAGTCAGCGTTGTATACCTTCTTGCTAGCTAGCATGTCGAAGCAATCTTGTGCCACCTCATCAAAGGTTTGCATGAATGACTGCGACTCAAGGGGTAGGGGTAAATTGCGCAGGGCATCTTGCATCGTGCCTTGTATTGCGTAGCCCAAGCGTGACTCACCGAATGGTCGACCCATGTCAGCTTGTAGCTTGCAGTTATCCTTGAGTGTGGGTAGCTTGAACATCTGAAGCGTGACGTAGGCATCGAGTTCTTTCTTGATGTCCTTACGCTTCTGCTTGTCGTTGTTGGTTGAGGCAAGGCGGTATACATCAGCATGCCATGACTTCTCCACAATGAGTTGGTGAGAACTGTTGTAGGTAAGCAACGCAGAGAAGTCCTTGCCCTGATCTCGGTAGTATGGGTTGAGTGGCACACGAACTGTGTCGCCTGTCGTGGTGGTGACACCGACGCCATTGTAGTAGCCGGTGAACTTGTACTGTAAATGTATGTCGTATGTACCATACAAGCCAATGACTGCGACCTCATACTCGCCTGCTTCGTTTGGTTCGTACACCCGAGCGACATCTACGCCGTTAACCTTGTAGACATAGCTGTGTGCGTCCTTCTGCAACATAAGGTGTGCCTCGGATACCCTGCGTAGCGGTCGTTGAAACTCGTTGTACTTCTTACTACGTGGTGGCTTCTTGGTCTTGTTGAATAAGTCGTGTGCTGTTTGATATGTGATCATTTGCTACTCCTTTGTTGGTTGATTGATACTGCTAGTGCTACTTGGTTGATGTACTGCTGTGCTTTACTGCGACTACTAAAGTACTGCGCTGACCAAGGCTTTGGTGTCCAACCGATTGTGCCGACTGCACCCTCGGGTCTAACGACCCACCCTGTGCGTGTTTGTTCTATTGCTAATTTCATACAAACTCCTTTATCCAATCTACATACACTTCGTTTAAAGAAAACCACCGAGCCACACGCTTGTTATCAGGTAGGTGGAGAGGGTAGTTAACTAGCAAACCACGCTCACCGCTACGCACAAACACATAGAACTCAGGGTTGTCGGGCTTGCGATATAGCTTAACTACCCTCATTCATACCCCCCGTTTATTTGCTGATTGTGATGGTTGCGCCTGACATATACGACTCAACTGCGTCGTCGATCTTGTCGCTGACAATGCCATCAATCCTGTCATCAACTGCATCAGATACAGCATCATCGAAGTCGAAGTGGTATGTTGGGTCGAAGTTATTCTCGAAGTACGACTCGACCTCACTCTCCACAACGGATTCCACAGCGTCTTTTGCGTAGTCTGCAAAGTCATAGGTGTCATCAACAATGCCACGCACCATCTCTTTGAACCAGTCGGCTTGTTGAAGCGTCACACTCACGCACTCTTGGAGAGAATTCTCTCCGGCTTTGGTTTCGGCTTGAGAAGAGGTGATGACCGAAGTAAGAAGCTGTAGCTGGGTACAGATGTTGTTGATGATGTCAGCCAAGGTAGGCTGAGGTTCGGGTGCGCCGAGTGTACCCCCATGCGTGTACTGAATTGCATCAGGGTTTGGTAGGCGTATGTTGTCTACTATGTCCTGCATTGTTGGTTCAGGTATAGCCCTGTTCTCCACAAGTGATTGCAATACTTCCTTGGTTTCTCTCGGCACTTCGGGTGCGTTAAGGTGGTCGAGTAATAATTCTTTCAGTCCGATATTTTCCATTTGCTTAAACTCCTCGTCTTGTTCATGGGTTGTAGGTACTGCGTTGCTAAGGTCTTGCATTGTGAATGTTGTCATGCTGTTTCTCCTTTAGTGATTTCGATAGTTACATCTTCGTTAAAGTCCTGCTCGTATTCAGTAGCAAGATAGTCGTCATCGCACACTTCGTAGTGTTTTCGCCATGATTGAACCAATAAATCAATTAAATCCTGCCTACTGATCTTTACTACTTTTTTACTCATGCTGTTTCTCCTATCGCTTGGTTGAACTGCTCGGTTATGTTTAACTCCAACTCCTCACTACTGTGCTTACTACAAACTGTTACATACGCACTGCCTTCAAATACCTCAAGACGACAATGCGCCCACCCACCCCATTCGTTTGATATATCTACGCTGAAGTGGCTGTAAAACACAACAGACTTAGCTCCATCAAGCGCACCCAATATGCCTCGTGCCATCTTGAAAGGTAATACCCCTGAGTCCTCGATCGTTACATTGATCCACTCAGGCGTGTCGGCATACTCTGCGTTGAGGTACATCTCCTCGGTGAATTCGATCTTGATGTCGGGCGTGTTGTCTGCATTGATCTCAGCCCATGCCTCGTCCCATGCCTTCTGATCTTCTTCGCTTGGGTTGTTGGGTGGTTCACAAAGAAACTCGTTGTCGCCCTTGTGTAAGTAGCGGTACTGTCTGATGTTGCTCATTGCTTTTCTCCTAGTTCGCACAACTTAGCCAAACACCATAAAAGCCCAGCAAATAACCCAAAGGTAAGACCAACGGATATAAGCCAAGCACCTATCTCCAACAACCAATACGCCCAATCAATTGCTTCCATGACTAAACTCGCAATGTCCGCAGTTCTCAACTAAGTGGCGTGCCATATCACTAATGAGGGTTTCAATCTCATCTAGCACCTCATTCCCATACTTAAACTCCCACTCAGTTAGCGCACTACTTACCTCGTTAATGCGTTCCCACTCAGCTTCGCTATCGTCTCGTGCTGGTGGTGCGGTAAGGCAATGAATGATGTTAGGTAAGTCTTCTTCTAATGCGGTTTCATACTCTGTGTAGTAACTCATACCGACTCCTCCTCTCGTGCTAATACGCCTTCAATAAACCCATCTACGAAACACTCTTTGCCAACACCAACAGGGTCGTTGTCTTTCTCCCATAGCTTGAGTGCGTGTTGCCGTAGCTCTTGTAGGTACCCCTCGTCATACACCCAGTCGTATGTCTCAACAGGGCGAATGATGTATAGGTAGTTTGTGGTATCAACGCCATCTTGTGCGAACTTGAACTTCATGCGGTCGATCTCCGCTTTTGCTTCTTCTACATACAGATAGCCATACTTGGCATACACACACTTGCCAGCCAACCCACCATCGAATACATCTACTGTGTACGACTCGCCTTTCGGCACTTGCTTTAGTCTGCCTCTCATAATGATTCTCCTTGTCTAATAGATTGTGCTACTTGTTGGAGAGAATTCTCTCCGTCTCTTTTAAAACCACACCCACAACATAAAAGCACGAAACATCTGTGCAATAAAAAAGAACAACACAAGGGCAAGGATTGCCCAAATAAACCGATCTTCATCCATCCACTTCATGCTACACCTGCCTTTCTTGGTTAATTAAAAACTGCCATACGCTACGCTCAAACTCAGAAAACTCCTTGGCATCTACTTGGCAGTAGTCTTTTGGGTTTTCCAAATCCTGCACCATCAACGAATCATCACCACACAATGAATACTCGTTGTCATCATCTCTAACTGTTAGCATCTCAATACCCTACCTTTCTTCGTTTGATTACTTCGTTGATTTTGATGTCGGGAGAGATTTCTCTCCCACTACTTGCCTGCTCAAGCAGATCTTGTCTTATTCGTTTTGCCTCTGCGTAGTTGTAGCTATGTTGATCTAGCATGGCGTGTTGTAGGAATGTCGGGTCTTCGGGCATTTGGTTCTTGTATGAGTAATAGCGGTTAGCGTATGCCGTGACCTGTGTTTGTAGGTTCGACTTGAGTTCGTCTTGCCACAGGGTTCGCTTTTTCTGCCAATACTCTTTCATGACCTTGCTTCGTCTGCGTGGTAGTGCTTCACGCTTTTCTGTTATCAAGGCTTCGCCAATGATGGGGTTCATGTCACCGCTTGTGATCTTGTTGCGTAGTTCTTTGATCGACAGGGGTGTTCTGCGTTTGCGTTGGTTTCTACAGTCTCTGCACAATGAACTGTACAGTGTGTGCCGTGTGGTTAGGTTCGGTTTGCGTAGCAACGCTTTGCTCTGTGCAAGGGTGAGCACCCGATGGAATTCTTTTTTGGGTTTGGTTTTACCGCAAGTTTTGCACAGAAGAGTGATGACCGAAGTTGGGAGAGAATTCTCTCCGAGTTGTGTGTTGACGGATTTTCCCTTGTGCTGGTGCATGATGTTCTCCTTAAAAATCTGCCAATAGTCTACCAATTCACTGCAGGTGGACGCAGTACTAGACGCCACGAGAAGTATACATTATAAGGCTTAAGAGATATAGTGACCAAGATATATACAAGCCACAGAGTTTTATTAAAGTAACTAAATCTTTCAACAAGAAAACCCTGTCCACTTTTATCTCTCTTATTATTATGTATTCTATTCTCTTTTATATATATATAGGTAGGTTGCCAAGTTGACGCAACCATATATCGTATACCTTTGAGGGCGTCCACTATGTGTCCACTAGTACTCAAATGGTAGACTATTGGCAAAAATGGGTAGAAAGGGGGTGTTGTGCTACTTGTTGGAGAGAAGTCTCTCCGACCCCTCAATCTGCCCACTTGGAACGAGCCAATGCTACTGTGGTTACGATGAACCAACCATCTTGAAAGCCATCGTTAGCACCGAGCTTCTTGAGTGCGTTGAGTGCCGTCTTGTAGTGGTCGTGGCATTTCATTGTGCCGTCAGTATCTCGTTGGAATGAACAGATAAGCCCGTCCTCTTTGTAGATAACATGATAGCCCGTTGGGTTGAGTTTCTTTTTCATTGTGTTACTCCTTTGTAGCGTTGTTGTAGGATTGCTTCTATGAGTGCTTCGGTGGTGCGTAGGTGCTTGGCAATGTACTGCGGAGACTTGCCTTGGTGATACATATGGCACACCAATATGGTGTCGAACCTAGGTTTTACTTGCATGACTACTCCTTCGTTGGTTGTGGAGAGAATTCTCTCCGAGGTTAAGTGTTAACTGCGTGCAACAAGATGCGAGCCTTCCACCATATGTGGTTGCGTAGTGCGTCTATATCACCCTCGCATTCCTCATAGTGCTTACGCTCGTTCTCTAAAACATATTGCATAACATCAATAAGGGCTTTGTAGTCTTCGCCCTCAAGGGTTATTGATTCTTTTTGCATGGTAATACTCCTTCGTTGGTTGGGAGAGAATTCTCTCCGAGGTTTATGGTCGTGCATTGACCATTTGAAACGCTTGACTCATCAAGTCCCATGTTTGTTGGGCTTGGGCTAGGTTGTTGATTGATACTTCCATTGTTGTGCCTGTGTTAGGCACTCTGAAAAAGATTGAATACATGGTATTGCTCCTTTGTTGTGATACTTGTTGGTGAGAAAGGGCAAGACTTGACACGAAACTAAACAGCGATGAAGCCTCGCCCTTTCGATTACTTGCGTGTAACACGTTTGAAAAACTTCTCCTGCTGAGCTTTAGTCATTGACTCAACCAAAGCCAAAGCCTGCTCCACAACATCTACCTGAGTTGATACTGTTGTGCTACTTGTTGCGGTAAGCTCAGGGCGAATGATGTGATACCTAAAGTCTGAATAGGCTCTTGAATAGGCGTTGTTGTGCTCCTTGTTGCGTTGAGTACGGCTCTTGGAGAGAATTCTCTCCGCAACTTGTTGCGTAACATCTAATTGACCCATCAAGTGTTGCGTGACCCATTCCTTGAGCCTGTCGGCTCGTGTTGTGCTGTCGGCTTTCTTGTACTCCAAATGCCACACAAAAGATGACTCACGCAACAAGCGGGCTTGAGTGCCTAGACCAAAGGCGAATTGTGGATAGGTCACAACGATTGCTTTACTCATAATGTAATACTCCTTCGTTTGGTTAATGCCGAATGAACCCTCACTCGACAACAACAGTATAGCTTTAGGGGTATTTGGCAACGGCTTGTGCAATGATTTGACCCCACCCGATACCCACCAAGCCTAATGGCGTTAAACGAGGCTAGCTAGGTGCAACACTGTTCCTCAGCCATTCCGTTGAATTTTGTCAAATCTTGTAAATTCCGACCCCCCGGGGGTACTATAAAAAATTCAGAAGGGCATGTCTAATTTTATACAGAAAAGTGCATAAAATTTTAATAAAAAATACGGTACAATTGGTGCAGTGCAATATAACCTAAAGGAGAAAACCATGTTTGATTTCACTAAACAAACCAAGCAGTTCGAAGAGTTGGCCCAGCGCATCAAAGAAGTAAACGATTTCTGGGTTGACGCATTCATCTCAAGCATCAAGCAGTTTACAAAAACCAAGTAATAAAAAAACCCCCACGTCTTAGGTGGGGGTTCAAACGAGGATGTACTAATCATCAACAACTAACGCCCAAACGAAGGAGTAAAAAACGTTAGTAAGTAAATTATACCCAAAAAACTAAAAACAAGATATACTCCAGCCATACGTGAGCACCACACGCAACCAAAGGGGAATAGCAGTTGTTTTTAGAACACTTAGTTTCAGCATCCGCCGCAGACTACACGCCTGAACTTAATCAGGCTAACGACTTTGATCCCCTAGAAAACCTTACCCCAGCGCAAACCCTAAGCGCACAACACAAAACCAGTAAGTGGCTAGAGGCATTTGCTGATGATGACGAAGCTACGTTAACAGAAGCCCAACAAGAAAAAACGGTTGACGCATTCAACGCTTTAACCCGACACGACCCGTCCGCCAAACAACGCCTTTTAGAATTAGATTTACCAGAAGAGATAAAAACAGCCGTAGGCATGGTGACGGCATACCAGTGGAAGTTTATTGAGCAGGCAGAAAACCTTAGAAGCATGGCAGTGACGCATATAGTCAAAGAAGTTAGCCACCCAGATGCAAGAATCCGCTTAAAAGCATTAGAAATGCTGGGTAAGGTTACAGAAGTGGCCTTGTTCACAGACAGGGTATCCGTAAAATCAGAAGATGTTACGGACGAAGAGCTTGATGCCCGCATTAAAGAGAAGCTGGGTAAGTACATGGGCGCTGTTGATGTGGTAGATGCCGATGTTAAGGACGTGGAGTAGTAATGAATTTAGATTTCTTTACTCCAGAAGAAGCCTTGGCAGCACAGAAGGCGCTTAAAGACATGGACAAGGTGGAGAAATTGGCGTTTCTTGCTGACTTAGAGAAAAAAGAACACAGGTTTGGGTTACACACAGCCAAAACCAGCCCGATAGAGTTTGCAAAACGCATATATCCCGGGTTTAAAGTAGGCCCGCACCACAAGCGCTTAGCTAAAATCTTCCAAGATGTAGTCGATGGCAAGAAGAAGCGGGTCATTATTAATATTGCACCACGTATGGGTAAGTCTGAGTTCAGCTCTTACTTATTTCCCGCCTATTTTTTAGGCAACTTCCCGCACAAGAAGATCATCATGGGAACCCATACAGCGTCTCTCTCCGAAGACTTTGGTCGACGGGTAAGGAACTTAATTGATAGCGAAGAATACAGAGAAATCTTCCCAAACACAGTCGTTGCAGACGACCAAAAAGCTGCGGGAAAATGGAGTACAGGTGCTGGTGGGCAGTATTATGCTGCTGGTGTTGGAGGCGCTCTTGCCGGACGGGGTGCTGACCTTTTTGTTATCGATGATCCACATTCCGAACAAGATATGAAGGCTAACAGCCGCTTAGCGTTTGATAATGCTTGGTCTTGGTTTCAGACTGGACCGCTGCAACGTTTAATGCCGGGGGGTGCGATCATCGTCATTATGACTAGATGGTCATTGTTAGATTTGACAGGGCGTTTGATCGACTACCAGATTAAAAACCCAGAGACTATACCTTGGGAAATAGTAGAACTGCCAGCCATAGTTAACGCAGGTACGGATGATGAGAAAAGTCTTTGGCCTGCGCAGTGGAGCCTAGAAGCTCTAAAAAATACCCAGCAGTCCATTGACCCACGGTATTGGAACGCCCAGTACATGCAGAACCCGACATCAGATATGTCAGCGCTGGTAGGTCGAAAGGATTGGAAAATATGGGAAGGCGAAGATCCACCACAGTGTGAATACGTCATCCAGTCTTGGGATACGGCGTTTGAAACAAAGAACAATTCAGACTATTCTGCGTGCACAACGTGGGGGGTTTTTTATGACAACGAAGATAAACGCAGCCCCAATATTATTTTGCTAGACGCATTTAAAGACCGCATGACCTTTCCGGAGCTAAAACAAATTGCACTCAAACACTACAAAGAATGGACCCCCGATGCCTTCATTGTGGAGAAAAAGGCGGCGGGTGCCCCGTTAATACAAGAACTGCGTTTGATTGGGATACCTGTACAAGAATTTAGCCCGTCGCGTGGTAACGACAAAATGGTCAGATTGAACGCCGTAGCTGACCTATTTACATCTGGTAAAGTGTGGGCACCAGATACACGCTGGGCAAGAGAAGTAATTGAAGAGATTGCCAGTTTTCCAGTTGGCGAACACGATGACTTCGTGGATACTTGTACTCAGGCCCTTTTGAGATACAGGCAAGGGGGCTTTATTAGCCTTGAAACAGATGAGCAAGAAGATTTAACTTACAAATACCGCAGACGTGCGGCATATTACTAGGACCAAAAATGAGCATAGAAAAAAGTTTATACGCAGCCCCACAGGGTTTAGCGGGCATAGAGCAAGAGCCGGACATTGAGATTGAGATCGAAGATCCAGAAGCAGTAAAACTTAGCATCGAAGGTGAAGAAGTTTTGTCAATTGAAAAAGGCGAAGAAGACTTTGATTTTGATGAGAACTTAGCTGATGTTCTTGACGATTCTGTTTTACAAAGTCTGGCTAGTGACCTGTCTGAAGATATTGATAACGACATCGGCTCCCGCTCAGATTGGGAGAAGATGTATAAAGACGGCATTACGTTATTAGGTTTGAAGTTTGAAGAAAGAACTGAGCCTTGGGACGGTGCTTGCGGTGTGTTCCACCCGATGATTACAGAAGCGGTGGTGAGGTTTCAATCTGACACTATCATGGAAACCTTCCCAGCAAAGGGACCTGTACGTACGCAAATCATTGGGCGTGATACCCCAGAGAAAAAAGATGCGGCTACTCGTGTTGAAGATGACATGAACTACCAGCTTACAGAGAAGATGCCTGAGTACAGACCTGAGCACGAAAAGATGCTTTGGAATTTGCCAAGTGCCGGTTCTGCGTTTAAGAAGGTTTACTACGACCCGAGCCTAGGGCGTCCAGTATCAGTGTTTATCCCAGCTGAAGACATCATACTGCCGTACGGCATCTCCGAAATTAATACTTGCCACCGCATTACACATCGCATGCGCAAGACTAAAAACGAGCTGTTAAAGCTAATGAACGCTGGTTTTTATTGCGATATTGATCTTGGCGAACCAGATAAATTTACTAGCGAAATTCAAGAAAGCAAAGATAAAGAGACTGGCTTTTCCGCTAACAATGACGACCGCTTTGAGATGTACGAGTCACACGTTGATTTGGACATCGAGGGTTATGAAGATAAAGATGAAAACGGCGAGCCTACCGGGATTGCACTACCTTACGTAGTGACCATGATTCGTGGCACAAACGAGGTCCTAGCTATTCGCCGTAACTGGAGAGAAGACGATGAACTCAAACTTAAACGCCATCATTTCATACATTACCAATACATTCCGGGCTATGGCTCGTACGGTTTTGGTTTGTTCCATCTTATTGGCGGTTATGCTAAGTCTGCTACTAGCATCATGCGTCAGCTCGTGGACGCCGGTACCCTCTCCAACTTGCCGGGTGGCCTTAAGGCCCGTGGATTGCGTATTAAGGGCGACGACACCCCAATTGCACCGGGCGAATTCCGTGACGTAGATGTAGGATCAGGTTCTATCAGAGAAAACATTCTGCCGTTGCCATACAAAGAGCCTTCGATGGTTCTGTCTGGCTTGATGGATAAGATCATTGATGAAGCGCGTCGTTTTGCCGCAACATCTGACATGAAGATTTCTGATATGTCTAACCAAGCTCCAGTAGGTACAACGCTGGCAATTTTGGAAAGAAGCCTGAAGGTAATGAGTGCGGTACAAGCCCGTGTTCACTACGCCCTCAAGCAGGAATTGCAGCTTATTGCTGGTTTGATTCGTGACTACACAGATCCTGACTATACCTACGAGCCAGAAGAAGGTCGTCCAAGCGCCAAGCGTGAAGACTATAGCATCGTTGAGGTAATCCCTGTATCAGATCCAAATGCAGCAACCTTAAGCCAACGAGTTGTCCAGTACCAAGCTGTTATTCAGATGGCGCAAATGGCCCCGCAGATTTATGACTTGCCGTTTTTACACCGTCAAATGCTAGATGTGTTGGGTATCAAGCACGCTAACAAGCTCGTGCCGTTGGAAGATGATGAGAAGCCAAAAGACCCTGTAACAGAAAACCAGAATGCACTGCGTGGTAAACCACTCAAAGCGTTTGCGTTCCAAGATCACGAGGCTCACATCAAGGTTCACCAGATGGCTATGCAAGATCCAATCGTACAGCAACTCATTGGACAGAACCCACAAGCTCAGGCAATTATGGGTTCTATGCAGGCGCATATTGCAGAGCACGTCGGTTACGCATACCGCAACAAGATTGAGCTGGCATTAGGCGTAGCGTTGCCAAATCCAGAAGACGAGTTGCCACCAGAGTTGGAAAAAGAAATCAGCCGTCTCATGGCAGAAGCCGCACCGCAAGTGTTGGCAGAATCCAAAGCTATGGCAGCGCAGCAGCAAGCGCAGCAAAACGCACAAGATCCTGTATTACAACTGCAGATGCAAGAACTTGAGCTTAAGAAACAAGAGCTACAACTTAAAGCACAAAAAATTCAAGTTGATGGTGCAGCTAAAGCCGATGAATTAGAACTCAGAAAGCAAGAAATTGAGACTAAAGCAGAAACTGCGGTAGCCAAAATGACCCAAGAATTAGAGAAAAACCGTGAAAATCTTCATTTAAAACAACAACTTGACGGCGCTAAACTAGGTGTAGATATTGCCAAATCACGGGCTCAAATGAATAAAACACCAAAAGGAGAGTAATAAATGGATGTACTAACCATGAATTTTTTACAAGTATTACGCGATAAATTTCGTGCAGATATGAACAATTTCACTGATGATTTGGCAAATGGTCAGTGCGCGTCCTTTGAGCAGTACAAAGAACTTTGCGGGGTGATTCGAGGTCTAGCCTATGCAGAGCGCCATTTAATTGACCTCGCTGAAAACATAGAGAAAGAAAACGATGAGTGAAACCATCGCGTTACCAGAAACGGAATTAATCCTGCCGCTGGGCGTTAAAGCCCCAAAAGTGGACCAAGAGTATGAAGCAGCAGCAACAGAAAATAAAGCAAAAGCACTACCCGACCCTAAAGGTTGGCGTTTGCTCTGTGCATTAATTGATCCTGATGATACCTACGAAAGTGGGCTTGCTAAAGCAGATAAAACCAAGGAAATTGAGGAATTAACCTCACCAGTGCTGTTTGTTATCAAACTGGGGCCCGGCGCCTATGACCCAGAAAAGTTCCCAGAAGGTGCGTGGTGTAAAGAAGGCGACTTCATTATTACCCGTCCGTATACCGGAACCCGTCTAAAAATCCACGGAAAAGAGTTTCGCTTGATTAATGACGATCAAGTTGAAGCAACTGTTGAAGACCCACGCGGCATTACCCGCGTATAAAGGAGATACACATGGCAAATGATGACTACAAATTCCCGCATGAGGTTGAAGAAGAAGATCAGGGTAAACCCGTAGATGAACTTGATATTGACATTGACGCCGAAGGTGACGTTGATATTCAGATCGAAGACGACACCCCTGAAAAAGACCGTGATGCAAGACCCCTTGGTTATGAAGTTGAAGACCCTTCAGACGAAGAACTTGATGAATATTCTAAAAGCGTTCAGCTTAAGATTAAAAAACTTACGCACGCAAGGCATGATGAAAGACGCGCTAAAGATGTGGCTATTCGTGAAAAAGACGAGCTTGAGCGTATGGCTGCAGCAATCTTGGAAGAAAATCGCAAGCTCAAAGAGTATGTAAAAAATGGTGAAGTTACCTACGCCGAAACCTTGCAAGCTAAGGCTGAAGCGGATATGGAGATGGCTCGCCGCAAGTACAAAGAAGCACAAGAGTCTTATGATTCCGACGCTATGCTTGCAGCACAGGAAAATTTGACAGATGCTAAGATGAAATTAGAGTCTGCAAAAAATTTCAAGCCAACCCCTTTACAAAACGATAATTCTGCTGTACAAATACAATCATCGTCCCAAGAAGCACCGAGACTCGACGATAAAACCTTGCGCTGGCAAGCAAAAAACCAGTGGTTTGGGTCTCCGGGATACGAAGAAATGACAGCTTTTGCACTAGGGCTGCACCAAAAACTAGTTGCTACGGGAGTAGATCCCCGCTCTGATGATTATTTTTCTCGCGTTGATGGACGCTTAAAACAAGTGTTCCCTGAGTTATTAGGCATTTCTGAGTCAGCTGACAGAAAGGCTGATCCAGTTAAGAAACCTGCAACTGTAGTGGCCTCTTCTTCCCGTTCTTCTGGAACAAAGAAAGTAGTCAAACTAACTACAACCCAACAAAGGTTGGCAGATAAATTTGGCTTATCCCACAAACAATACGCACAAGAAGTTCTTAAACTGGAGATTTAAAAATGACTAATAAACGCACACCACGGGATTTAGAAACCCGCGAAAAAACCGAAACTCGTTATGTTTACAAACCACCGAGCTCATTGCCTGATCCAACACCAGACCCAGATTATGTATTTCACTGGGTAGCAACAGCGATCGCTGGACAACCGAACGACACTAACGTGTCTCAGAAGTTCCGTGACCACTGGGTGCCATGTAAGGCAGTGGATCATCCCGAATTGCAGGTTCAAGCAAATAAGGATGGAAATGTTGAAATTGGTGGCTTGCTTTTATGTAAGAAACCAAGAGAGATGGCTGAAGCTAGAGATGACTATTACGATAAAAAAGCTCGTAATCAAATGGATTCTGTAGACAACAGCTTTCTACGTAATAGTGATGCCCGCATGCCCCTGTTTAGTGATCGCAAGAGCACAACAACTAAAGGTAGTGGGTTTGGTAGTGGTTCTAAATAACTTTTTAATTAGGAGATTTAAATGGCTTATCCAACCGTTTCAGCTCCCTACGGCCTAGTTCCAATTAACCGTGTAGATGGTATGCCGTATGCAGGTGCAATTCGTCAGATTCCGATTGCGTCCACATACAATACAGCTATCTATAACGGAGACATTGTTCGTATAGCCGCAGGTGGCACAATTCAGAAATCAACCGTAACTGTTGACTCTACTACAGCAGCCGCAAACAACACTTATGGTGTGTTCATGGGTGTTCAGTACGTAAACAGCCAAAGTCAAACTGTACAAGCTCAGTACTATCCCGGTAATGCTGCTGCTACTTCAGCTATTGCTTATGTAGTTGATGATCCTATGGCTGCTTTTAAAGTAGCTGTAACTTATAGCGGTAATGCTACTATAACTACAGTTAACCAAAGCATCGTTGGTACCAACATGTCTGTACGTCAAGGTACTGGCAGCACTACTACTGGTGATTCCGCTGTTTCTGTATATGCAACTGACGCACAAGGTAATGCAGCTGCACTGCCAGTTCGTGTAGTTGAAGTTGTTCCAGCAACTGCATCTAGCGCTGGCGCATACACAGAAGTGGTAGTAAAGCTTAACAACCCACAAATTCTCCGAACCACTGGTTTGGATTACGCAGCTTAAGGAGCTAAATAAATGGCTATTTCACGCGCACAACTACTAAAAGAGTTGCTCCCGGGCTTAAAC